CCACCTAAAAATTTACTTGCAGATAGTAATAATCCTATTGCCATTATACTATACTATAGATCGATTTGATGACTAACAAATCAGGATTGTTCTGGTCTATGGGTGAGAACATTGGTGCTGAACTTTGGGCACCACCACCAGCAGATGATGGGGCTTGTTGTTGATCTCCTCCTCCACCAGCAACAACCACAGAGGAACCACCTCCACCACCAGGTACACCTATCATAGGTCTCTGGCTTGTAGGAGATTGCATTGGTTTAACATCATCTAGACTAAACTCATAAGGTGCGGTTTCTCCTGTTGACTGAGTTAGTGTAGATGTAGATGTTGATTGAGTTGATGTAGATTGAGGTGATGTGCTACCAGTCTTTGCTTTAATAAGAGCCTGTCTTACTTCTTCTACACTGTGAAGAGCTTTGTTTCCTCCACCATATTTTGAGTTACCTGTTCTTGGATCAGGCATTGAAGCAAACTCATTAGACAATGCGTCCATGGCCCCATCAATAGTTCCCTTACCATTAATATAATCACCAACTCTCGGTTGTTTCTTAGTAATCAAAGTGATACCAAGTTTATCTTGATTCTGTTTACTAAACATATCATCTTTACTTAACCCAGATTGTGGTAATATCTCACTCATCGTAGAGGGAATAATCTGATATCTACCAGCGGCAAATATTCCATAATCACTAACTTGTGGGTTGTTTGGATTCATCAAATATGCTTGTCTTTGCATTACCTCACCAATTGTCATACCGGTAAGATTCTTACCAACTTTAGTGGAGGCATTATGTGTGCTACCAACAATACTATTGCCCTGAGTTCCTTGGTTCATTGAATTGTAACCACCTTCACCCTTAGATATGAAACTCAACAAACTATCATATTTACTTCCACCAACCATTCCACCACCCTGATACCCAGGAACCATACCCATCTTGGGTTTATTAGTTCCACCAGCATCTGCATTCATACCCAATAAAGTATCAGCACCATATGCATCTACAGCTTTCTTACTCATCACAACTTCGCCAGGAGTAAGTGCAACCAGCTGTGTATCAGAACCCATACTACTGATCTTATCTCCTGTGTTCGTAGTGACTTTACCACCACCTTCCATACCAGGAACACTCAATGGTTTAGGTTCAGAAACTTCTTCTGGTAGTGGTATTTTTTCTATCTGTGGAGTTGGTATGTATGGAATTGTTATGGGTGGTATGTTAGGAACAACATCTAGAAAATCTATAGTATTTAAAGCATCATTGACACCAGTTATAAAACCATCCAATGCCCCATTCATTGTATCAATAAATGCGTTAAAAGGACCTATCATAAAATTGAATACTGATCTAATTACACCATTGAAGAAATCAATAACACCATTAGCAAGTTTTGTGAAGAACTTTTTAGGATCAGTGAAGATTTCAATCAAACCAAGAGCCACAATACCTCCTAGTATTGCCATAAAGAACTTCTTAATAGTTTCAAAGATGTCACCTATTGGTGATGCAATTTTCTTTGCCCCCGCACCAAGTTTTTTTAAGATAGAATTTTCACTCTTCTCTTCTCTCTCTTTCTTCTTTCCCTTCTCACCAGATATTCTTTCTTTCTCAGAAATTTTACTTTGTAGTTTCTGTTGAGTAGTCAAGCTACCAAGAATGTTCTCAAGACTATTCTCAATCTTTGAGAGACTAAACCCCACCTTTTCCATCAAATTCTGTGAACCACCATTACTCTGAACTGGAGCTTCTTCTTCAGGTTCTACACTACTACCCATCAAAGTTTTGGTAGGATTAGATACTGGTCTTGATTTTTTTGTTGCCTTACCTACTACAGAATTAAATTTGATCTTATTATTTTTTACCTTAAATTTACCAGTCTCTTTCTTTACTCTTTTGAATTCTTCTGTAAGTTTTTGTGTATCTTCTGTGGGAATATTATTACCTGGCATTCTGCCAGCAGCCATCCTCTCCTTCAGAAGAGTTTTATAGTCATCATAATCTAAGTCATTTACATTCTCTAATCCAAGAAGGCGAAGAATTTCCTCATCGACAATTTCATCGACAAGTTGATCCTTTTTAGTTCCTTCGTAGATTGCTAAAGCCATTAACTCCTCTGTTTAGCCTTTTCTTCTTCTTCCTCAAGGTGTTGTTGGAGAAGTGCGACATAAACATCACGCTCCCAAGGCATCATATTTTCAATCTCTGTTAATGAATATTTATGGTACTGCATCAACGCGAAATTGAGTTTAAAGTATCCCTCAAGATCCATGTGGATCATGGCTATGCGAAAAAACTTGAGAGACCTTCCAGTACGATAGTACTCTTCTCTTTAGTTTTAGGATTGACTACCTCAACTGTATGTGAAAGTTTAGGCATTGTCTCAAAGAACTTCTCAATCTGTTTGAATTGAAGTGAGTTCATACCCTCAAGGAATTCAAGAACTTCCTTCTTACTCACATCAGAAGTAGACCACACCTCTTCTTCGTTGTAGATCTTATCAATACATGATGCAACAACTTCAAATGATTTCTCAATGTTCATATCATCTGACATAGAGAAGTTGTTTTTAATGAACTGATCCAGTGAAGGATACTTCATCTCCATCATCAACTCATCATCGAGTTTGATCTGTTTGTTATGATCTTCACTCTCTACGACTTTAATCTCATCAAGAGAAATAGTGATAGGAATTTGTGTCTCACCATCATCAGGGGCAGTGATGTTGACTTCTACTTCTTCACCAACAGACTTACCACGAATGTTGAGGAACAAATACTCGATATCAAATGTAGGTAGTTGTTCTACTTTGACACCCCTACTAGTCACACAGCTCTTAATTACAGCCTTAACTGCATTTGTGATCTGTTTGTTATCTTCACTCTCCAAAGCAAGAACTAGAAGTTTCTCTTCCTTTACCAAGAAAGGTCGATACTTAATAGTTTGTTTTGTAGAAGGTAACACCAATTCATATGTGGGTGTTGCAATTTTTGGTAAAGGCATAATATGCTATAATGTTTTTCAGTATGATTATTTAGTGAGTGTTTAAGAATTAAAACATGGATCGTAGGTTTCCATTTGCATCATAAGCAGGACTTCCATCGGGAAGTAATAGTGGTCCATCATTTGCACCTGGTCTAAATCCAGTAGCACTGTCGGTTGGGACAAATTGAGTTCCACGTCCGTTAGTATTACCAACTCTTCCTGAAGTATTGCCACTTCTTCCTAGAGTTGTTTCTAATACAGGTGGTCTACTGTTATCATTTCTAGTCGCTGGGGTTTCTCCAAGCCCACGTGCCCTAGTCCCAGTAGCCCTAATTCTGTCAACATTTCTAACATATCTTTGTATACTCATTGATACCGAATACTTTAGAATTTGACTTCCTTCATAAGAAATAGGAGAACTGATTACACTTTTAGGGAAAGCATTAACCAAAGTATATGTCAGTTGAAATGTTTCATCATCATTAAAGACGCCTCTATCAGTAGATACATCTTTCTCAAACTTTACAATATACATATTAGTCTTGTAACTATTTGGATAGTTCATCCTATAGTTTGCTGCATATGATAATGCATTAGTTCTGGACAATCTCTGACCACTTCCCTTACCAGAAATATAATCTAACCAACCATCAAACAGATTGATTACCTTATAGTCATGGTCAACATAGAATGTTAGATCAACTGATTCATCATATGTTCTTCGGTATGCCATCTTCTCACTGACACCTTGAAAATCACCAGTAATATCATGTGTACTGAGACCACTCCCAGGCAACACAGCACTATTACACAACAACTCTATATTTTCACCATCAGCAGCATAATCAAATCCATTCTGTCTAAGATGAGATAGGACAGCTGTTGGTGGTGATAGTCTGATCTGATATACGGATGTCTGTGCTAACTGAAGTATACGACTCTTCAGTTCTGATGTTCTGATGGGTCCGATAGCCATCTATAAATATACTTGATTACTATTACTATGTATATGAGTTTTGGGACAATTTGTAAAGTCAAAGTATAAACCTTCCCATCCTGAGAAGTATCAAGGCAATCCCAATAATATCATCTGTCGTTCCTCATGGGAAAGGGTGTTTTGTAAGTGGTGTGACACCAATCCCAACATACTTAGATGGGCTAGTGAAGAGTTCAGTATCCCTTACATCTCACCAGTAGATGGAAGACTACATCGTTATTATCCTGATTATCTAATTGAGTTTCGTGATTCATCTGGTAAGGTAAAGAAACAAATTATAGAAGTTAAACCAAAGAAACAAACACAACCACCCAAACCAGGTGTTCGTGTTACCAAATCATTTCTTTATGAAGCTTCAATGTATGAAAAGAATATGGCTAAGTGGGCAGCAGCTACAGAGTTTGCTAAAGATAATGGTATTGAATTTAGAATCATCACAGAAGATGAATTAGGTATCAAACAACATGATAGTAGACGCACTGGATCTGGAGGAGTACAACGGAGAAGACAGTCGAATAAACGGCCTCGTAGATGATGTCAGGATCTTAAAAAAATCTGACAGAATGATGGAAGCCATCCTCACTCTTCTTAGTGATACACCTGCACCAATACCACAGGTTGGAGCATACTATACCTTCTCCTATAAACCAAAGACACCTAGGATCGAATATGATTCAAATCCTCTCATAGCTTGCACTGGTGTATATCAGTGGGGGTTCTCAGGTATCAACTATCATTGGGGAGACTATCGTAATTATACTTGGGAAGAACTAGTTACTAATCCATATCTAGTATACCCATCGGAGTTGGAAGACCTCAGAAGTATTCCATATCAAAATTACAAGATAAATAACTCGTAAGGTATAATCCAAATGTCCATAATTAAGACCACTAGAGTTTGGAATGGTCTACCGGTAGAAGAGTATACAAATGTTTCTACTGGTGTTATCGAACTTAGATCTCTTTCCTTTCTTGGAATTCAGGGAGATCTTTTAGCGACTGGCGATAATACAGGAAGATGGTCTTACAATAATCAAGAAAGATTCTTGTTCATATACAATAACAGACAGAGAACTCAAGGGAGACCTGCTCTCACACAATCAGAGTTTAATAGAAGATTTTTTACAGAAGGAACAAGATTATTCAATAACGATAGAGCAAATGTTCTGAATACAGAAACTAATTATGAAACATATGAAATATTTGAGAACAATACTGCTGCTTACGCAACAACTGGAGTGCCTGGTGTAAGGAATCCAGAAGATGGAACGGTCAATAATAGTGAAGGAAATAGTGTATCAGACACAAGTAACAATAATGATGAAGCAGAAGATTTAGGAGTCGAACAAGGAGGAAGCGGCACATCTAATAGTTCTAGTAACAGAAGAGCTGATCCGTTCACAACTAGTCACTACAGATACCCCTCTGGTCAATTGCCTAATCTTGATTATGATTTCATTCAGTTTAGGGCATTTACATATGAAGCTGGTGGATCAGAAAATTTAACAACACGAGGTGAAATTGATCCTAGACTTGGTAGTCCTACGGAGACGATTACTCTTCCAATGATTCCAGCTATATCAGAGAGTAATAAAGTTGGGTGGGGTGGAAAAGAATTGAATGAGCTTCAAGCAGCAGCTGCTAGGATTGCTGGTAATGCAATTAAAGCAGGAGATGGTTTCAATATTGGGGCTGCTGCAAAAGAATTAGTCGATTCTACTCAAAAAGAAGCAAATGCAATATTAACACAAAATCCTGGCTTAAAAGATGCTATAGTTGCATACTTTGCAGGTCAAGCTGCAGGTGTTGGTGGGGCATTACTCACGAGATCAACTGGTGCTGTACTTAATCCAAACCTGGAGTTGTTATTTGAAGGACCATCACTCAGACAATTCAGCTTTAACTTCAAGTTTAGACCAAGAGATTCTGGTGAAGCACAAATGATCAGATCAATCATTAGAGCATTCAAAAGAAACATGGCAGTTCAGAGAAGATCAGGTGAGTTATTTCTCTATACTCCAAACATCTTTAAGATTAAATACTTACATAAGGGTGGTGATCACCCATTCATGAATAGACTTATGCCCTGTGCGTGTACATCATTTAATGTAGTTTACACACCAGACAACAACTACATGACTTATGCGGATGGTAGTATGACTGGTTATGATGTAAGTTTCACCATGGCAGAGATCGTACCAATTTACGCTGATCATCAAGCAGTTGCTGGAGGCACAGGATTCTAATGGCTAGAAAAAAGTATTTCAAATATGTACCAAACTTTGAATATGTAAGTCGTCTTC